TCGCCTTTGTTAAAATATCATTAATATTAACAGGTTTGTCAAGGAACTCGGGAAAATATTTGATTAATGTTTTCTCTCCGAAATAATATATCCCATTTATATTATCGGACTTATCTCCTGTAACAATTTTATATGGTAAAATGTTATAAGCTGGCATCTCATATGTACCAATTTTTACTTTCTTACCGTGAGTGTAATGTACTTTTGCGATTGGAGAATAGATGGTTGTATTTTCATCAACCAACTGAATTAAATCTTTATCCGCTGATAAGATAGTTTTCTTTTCTTCTGTAGCTATTTTACAGTAGTATGCAATTAAGTCATCAGACTCGTTCATATCTACTTTTATTTGACGAATAAAACATTCTTCAATGTATTCTTTTACTCGTGATTTTTGGCTATGGTATGATTCAAGCTTATACTCGTTCATACCTTGTCGTCTATTTAATTTGTAATTAGGATATATCTGACGACGCACGGATGCGTTGTCGTCACCGTCCCAAAATACCAAGACTTTGTCGTAGTTGTGTTCATCAATTTGTTTACGTAATGTATTAACAAAGTGGAAGACACCCCCAATATGGTTTCCTTCTACAAAGAGGTCTCTAACCCCGTGGAATCCAATTTTAAATAGGTTATCACCATCTACTAAGAGTGTCTTCACAATTTATTGTTTATACTGTTTCACTTTCTTTTTCCTCAAACAAGCTGAAATCTCCATCAGCACCAATAATCTCTTTCCAATACTCAGCGTTTTCTTTCTTGTATTGTTCAATAGATACTTTCTCTTCAGCCGCATCTTTTCCTGCCAAGAATCCGTGTGGTGTTACGATGATTTTTCCATCCTCATATCCCAAACCATTGATGTGGTTTTTCATAACAGAAACTTTTGTACGGATTGCAAATTTAACAGTTCTTTTGTCTTTTGTTGCAGAAATTTTGTTTGTTCCCGCACCTTTTTGATTACCAAATAAGAATACCAAAGATGAGTTTAACCAAATCGCTTCACCCCCTTTTGCCTTAATCTTTGGTTGTCCAAATGGATTGTCAGGAAGTTCAACCCAAGGTTGATTAACAATAACCAATGTGTTTTCATATTTTGAATCGGATTTACGAGAACCTGAAATACGTTGGTTGATACCCATTCCAATCTTGTCGGCAAGAACCGCAGCGTTGTGTTGTTTACCACCTTTACCTTCGTAAGTCATCTTACAAGGAACCGAACCTACTGAATCCCAAAGGAACAATAAATCATATTCCAATTCACCTTTTTCTTGAGCATCCAACAAACTATTAATATAATCTGTGATTTGTTCAATGTAAGAGAAGTTGTTATTGAAGATAAAGAATCCATCCCAATCTAACTCTCCTGTTTCGGGGTCAACTACTTCGTCACAATCAAAACCCATAAGTCTTGCGTGTTCAAAACTCCACTTCTGTTCGGTGATAATGAACACGGGAAGAATATTCTGTTTCTGAGCTGATACGGCCGCTTTTACGAGACCCGTTGTCTTACCTGTATCAGAGTGACCCAAGAACATGTTTAAGTGTCCTATAGCGGGTCCTGGTAGTCCTACAGCGTCCAAGAAATCTTTACCCAAGTCAAAGTATCTTTGTGGTTTATACTTCGCCGAAGTTGAGAATTTCTTCTTTACTGAATTAAAATCGTTTTTCTTGATTGCCATATGTGTTGTAAATTAATCATGTATGGTACCATACAAGATACCATACATGATGTTTTGTTTTATTAGAACGGTAAGTCCTCAGCAGGTTCGTCAAATAATTGTGGGTCCGCAGGAGTTGCAGGTGCTGATTTAGAACCACCCATCATCATATCTCCTGAATCACCATACAAGTATTTACCTGTTTCAGAATCCCAACGTGGTTCTTCTCCACGAGAAAGTGCTTCCAAATATTCAACAGGTTTTTTAGAATAAACGTCAGCCCAAGTCAAAGCGTCTTTCAACCACTCTTCTTTAGTTGCCGCATTTTCATGAAGTGATGTTGGGTCATCGTGCATGATTGTCTGAATTGATGTGTAATCTTTTCCACCAGGTGTTTTAGATTTAACCAACTGTACAATAAGGTCTCTACCTTTATCGGAGTCAGTAATATCACCCTTTTGTCTCCAAATTGGAATAATTTTGTCTAAGATACCATCGTTCTTGTAATTGTGTTTGAAACGCCAGAATTTTACTCCTTCTTCTTCAGCATCACGGTCAATAACTTTCACGATGTAAAATTTACGTGATTTGTATTGTTTAGCTAATTCTTTGTCAGATTCTTTTCCTGTTGACATAAGTTCTTCATGAACTTCATTCAACGGTGAACGTTCATTGTCGTTCTTACCTGGGTCATAGAATTTTTGCCATTTACCACCCACTTGTAATTCATGGTACCAAACCTCTTTGAAAGGTGAAGAACCATCGGGTGTAGGGAGGATACGTACTCTACGTTGTCCTTGAGCTTGGCCTTGTGGAAGGATACAAGCGAAATACTTTTTCATTCTTTCCTCTTGAGACATTTTGTTTGCGTCTCCGAAAGATTGTGTGTTTTTTTCGTACTGTGAAAGTACTGCGTCAAGTGAACTCATCATAATTTTGTTTTTTAGTTATTTAAGTATAGGTTAATTTTTAGTGTTCGTCAAATTGTTTGCCAAATAAAAAAGGGTCACAATGTGACCCCTAAAGTATAGTAAAATTTTTTTTAAAATCAACCCACTCTAAAAGATGTTTGGGTTGGTTCGTCTCCGTAATTGTCAAATGTTTTTTTAACTTCAGATGGAACAATTTGTTCTACTTCATCAGATGTTAAAACATATTCATTTTTACCTGATTTTTCCATATCATCTTGTTTGTCATCAAAGAAATTTGAAAGTTTTTGATTAAATGGTCCACTATCAAGACTTCTTAATTCTAATTTTTCTTGAGCGGTTTTTGGTCTGTATTTTTCAATCTTATCTTCCATTGAATTTAATTTCTCAAAAACTTGGTCCATAGAATTTAACTTACCTTGCATGTCTTCAATTTGTTTAAACATCATGTCAAAATATTCTTGTTGTTTGTTTTCAATATTCTTTTGACTATTAACTAAGTCAGTAATATCTAACTCTTCACTTCCTGACTCATCATTAGTTGTTTCAGATTTACCATCATTATCAATTTTTTCTACCTCCGAATCTTGGTCAACATCAATCACTTCAGGTGTTGGGATTGGCTCGGCAATTGTCGGGTCTGATTCTGGTCCTGCAGGTGTTGGAGCGTCAATCGGAGCTGGAACATCACCAGGTGCTGGAATAGCATCTTGTTCCATAATGTAAGAATTTATTTTATTGTGTCTTTTAATTTCTTCAATAATTTTTCTATCTATAGCCATTGTTTAACCGTTTAATAATTGTTTAAATCCTTGTGGTGTTTCAACTTGGACTTTTCTATTTGTTTTCATTGTGTTGTCAACTCTCTCTATAAGACCATCTTTTTGTCTTACAGTATAACACTCACCACTGTTTAAATCACAAACTTCAGTGACACCATTTCCTGTATTTTTTTCTGTATATCTTGAGTTTCTTCCAAGATAATTGTCTAAATGTGTTTTAATATCCATAACATTCTTTCTTTATAAATATCATTTATTTTAAATAAGGTTATATGTTTTACAAAGTTGAATAACTTTAGACGCAGAATCAAACAATTTAGCTCTTGTACTTTCATTTTGACTCAAGAATGTACCCAATTCTTTTTCTGACGTATAATTTTGAGTTGACCAATAATAGACCCAAGTATAAGCCATTTGAATTGGAGTATTTACTTCATCCTTAATATCCCAATTTGGATATAACGTATACAATAAACTATTGACTGGTTTTGTTGGGTTATAAAAGTAGTTATAAATAAAATCTATAGACTTCTCAAACGATTCAAAAACAGCGTGTGGCGTTGTATAACCATTTTGATTTGTTTTACAAGCATAATTTGTTGTAAAATAAACTTTTCTACCACCATAATTTATTTGCGGATGTGGAACTCCACCCAAAGGGGTATTACCCAAATCATGATTATAAGTATATAAAATTTTATCATCATTACCATTAAGATATGCGGTATAAAATACCATAAGTCTAGCAATTGGATTATTTACACGAGTTCTTAATAATTTAGCAAAGTCTGAAATAGATATATTAAATGATTGATTTTCAATACCTGTAAATTGTTGGTATGCAACATCAGCGACAGTAATATCTTTATAACATTTAATAAATGGTGCTGTGTTATATTTTGTATTAACTTGGATATTATTTCCAATTGTAATTATGTTAACCGCCGGTTGTGCCGTTGTAACCGAAGTTTCTTTTAATCTAAACACACTTTGTGCAAGTTCACTCAATAAATTTTGATTTATTGACATG